CTTCGTCATCATACAATATGCCCTTAACAAAAATATATGGAGCCTTAACTTTATTCCAGTAGTATCTCTGACGATCGTCTTCGCAATCTTCTTCTTTGAAGATTTTCTTAGCGGAAGTTATGCGACCGATAGAGTTAAAGAAGCCTTTTCCATGGTTGTCATTGAGTTTTCCACGGCCAGCTTCAAGTTCAGATATGTCAGCTCCCTCTATAGAAAGCATCTCACCTTGGGTATCCCTAAGTTGCGATCCAGCAATCATATCTACTTCTAAAGGTTTACGTTTATTCATATCCACCTGAATGATAAGCCATTGGACTTTCTTTTACCAGAGGCACTATCTCTTATCTTAACAATACTTACACCTAATTCTTTAGCCGCCTGATTAATAGATAAGAATATCTGACCTGTGTTAACGCAGATTACTCCCTTACGATGAGGGGTTTGTTTTAACTTAGTCAGTCTATTATTAGGGTCACGAAAATACTCTATATGACCAATAGACAACTTCTTTCGATGTTCCTCAGAAGAACACACATCCTTCATACGTTGACTCTGTTCTTTTTTAGCGCCCGGTTTGGCCCAACGTTCGCGCATCCTAGAAGGATCTATTTTAGAAACTGTCCTGACAGAATTATAACCAAAATCACTTTTGTATGATTGAAAATAATCAACCCAGAATTGTTCACGGATTTCAAGCTGTAACAAATCATCAACAAGCTCAATGATTTCATAGATAAAGCGAGAAGGCTCTATATTGTATGATTTTTGAAGATGATCAGAGTGATGTTTATTTAGACGAAGTTTACTTCTATGAACACGCCAACGACCGCTTATATTACGAGAAGAACCAACATAACGTTTATCGTTATATGTATTACGAATACAGTAGATACCAGCGTTTGCCATATCTACATAGTATCATGACTTTAACTAGAGTAAAAGTAACTTTTTATACTATGATTGACGTTTTTGGACCTTTATGGAGGTAGTGATAGGACCCATTTGATGCTCTGCAACCTCAAGTTGGCCTAGATAGTGTAGATTGGCGGTTTCAACATCAGTGCAGACAGTGACAATGAGGTTATCCAGAATGCCTAATTTCCCTAGGAAAGCTAGAAGATCTGTAGTTTGCTCGCTATTTAAAGATTTTGTAGTCATCATCGGTACCGTGTTCCGAAACTACACTTTCACCGTCTAATGCCTCTTTTAACTCTTTAAACTGAGTTGCTTCTCTGATCTTGTTGAGAGCAACCTTCTCAGTTTTCTTAACGGCTTCTACCGATATGCAATTCAACGATGCCACTTCCATGTCGGAGGGAGGCTTATCACCAGTGAATTCCTTGATGTATTTGAAGAAGCAGTAGTTAGCTAGTTGATGATTTACGGCCCACGGACAACCAATCAACTTAGATTCTTCTTCCTCTGTCAATTCTCTGCCAGCAGTTCTGATAGCGCGAAGACGCATAACCGCAAGAGGACAAAAGGTATCTGGCATGTTCTCTAAAGCACGCGGACACCTTGGATCCATCTTGTTGGCGTCATCCGACATTAGGCATTGCCTACTGCAGCGGCTTCTGCGGGAGCACTTTGAGCTTGTACAGTAGTCGCAGCAGGAGCAGTTGCGACATCTGCCGCGGCTGGAGGTTGCCGTACAGCGAGGAGTTCAACTTCATGTTCTAGTCCATTCAACGTGACAATGGCTTTCGCACCAACTTCGCGTCCCATGAATGCAGCAATCAAGTCAGGAACACCGCACTCGGCCAACTTAAGGCGAGAGCGGAAGATGCCGCGATCTTTTTCTTCAGTGGTAGAAGTCAGAACGATGACGCTCTGCTCATTCACCTTCTCACCAACGGTGAAGCCGCGCTCTTTGTCTTCTCTGTCAGAGGCTTCATTGAAGTCAACAAGGCGCTGATCGTTTGCGACCTTGTTCATGGCTTCCACATCAAGATTGGCAACTTTTTGGATGGCCAAGATCTTATATTGAAGCTCGCTAATCAGATTCATTGAGCGACTAAGATCTTCACCCATAGTCTTCATGTTCTGCATAAGTTGCTGAGTCATCATCTGACTGATGCGACCTGCCATAGACAGGTTCTCTAACTCTTTAGCAATTGCGCCGAACTTTTCTTTACGATTCAACTGTGCTGGCTGTCTGAAACCCTTCATTATCGTGTCTCCTTATCCTTCAATGTTTTACAGAAAAATTTAAGTATATCTATTTCGTCATTTGAAAAACCGGTGGCCGTAGGGGCTGCTGCGGTCCCAAGAATTTTACCCAATTCCGTATTTAGGAAGTGGCGTACGGTGCGCTATACATCGTCATACATGGGCCCTTTGCCCTTAATAATTCTTTTAGACAAGACTTCGTTGATTATGTTGGCTCGTTCAAGCTTTAGCTGTTCTTTAGTTTTATTACTTCCAGGCGTGACAGGAGTACTAGTAGATCCATTTTCGCGTTCACTTCTAGTTGTGTCCACTGGAACCTGTACAGGAGCCTTAGGTTGACTGACGGGCAACGGTTGTACTGCATCTGGAAAGTCCTTTAGGGTTTTACGCTCAAAACCATACTTATCGGCCATACTGGAGAACAAAGACCTAGCCTTGACAAACTGGGGCTTTGTAAGAGGTTCATTGTTTTCAACACATCTCTGCCAGTGCGCTTCGTTGTTAGGATCATGCATGAGGATGCGGGTAACATCTAAGTTGGCTTCGATCTCGCGCAGATACTCAACATCTTCTTCTGACAATAGGGATGGTCTACCGTAGACTTGAGGCCAGACAAGCTCTCCATAGTGGGAGCGATCTAAAACGACGTTGTGGCCACCGAATGCACTAAGCATCTCAACCATCTGTTCCAGATAAGTTGGACCTTCGTAACCTTGTTTAGACATCTCTTTATCTGGCGCAGACATATGAATGAGCTCATAACCCTGCGCAACGAACATCTGAGCGACAGACGACTTGCCCGTGCGATCCAAACCTTCTAAAATAATTAATGCCATAATCTGTTTAATTATACAAACAGAATTCGAAACTTTGAAGCGATTTTTATGGCTTGTTCTTCGTCAACGACGTCAAATCGGAATAAGAGCTTGATAAGCATCATGATAGAGTCACGTGCTTCCGCGGATACAATCTGACCAGTATCGTTGTTGACGTATGCCTTAGTCTCACTCATCGGACTTATTCATTGGGTTGGCAACTGTTTGCCCTTCGATATGACTTGCCTTACTTGCACCAAACTGCTTTGCAGTATCTTTAAGACCATGTTGAACAGCATCACTAGCTGCCTTAGCCTTAATCTGCTCCATCTCTAAGTTATGCTTCTCTTTATCGCGCTCATGTCCAGCCTCAGCGTGTTGATGCTTCTGCTGCTCTTGAGCCATCTTCATCTGAGCATCTTTAGTTGCAGCATCCTGCTGCTGCGCCATCTGAGCTTCTTGTTTCTTCTGTGCATCAAGAGTTGCAATAAACTGGTTCCAATTCATGAATGATGGATCGCCAGGAATATATTGCAGCTCACGGCGCGCAGATGCACCCTCATCCCCAAAAAACTTCTCACGAATCTCACCGCGCGTATAGTTCTTTTCAACCAGTGCCCAGAATGCCTGGTTCAAAGGAAGATCGGCTGCGGGTTCTTTTATCTTGTCTTGCTGAGTCTGCTTGAGTAAGTCGTTCATCGACTTCCACACGGTCATCTCAGCTTGCATCTGAGCAATCTCAGTTTGAGGTGTTTCCTCAGTCATGCCGGTGAATACAAACTTATACTTAGCAGGGATAGCCTTATCTATAGCAGGAAGAATGTCGTTGTTAACGATATCTTCTATGAACATGAGGATCGGAACTAGGCCGCGCTCGCGAGAGTAGATAATCTTATATTCATTGTTGCCCTGCTGCATTGGCGCTCTGCCGGTTGCAGAGATAAGATAGTCTAGACCAAGCTCCATCGGATCAATCTGGAACTGGGCACACAGGATGCGCATCAAGTGGTTGTTATAATTTAGATACTCCATCTCGCGAGCGTTCGCGGACATCGGCACCCACTGAACTTCATCAAGACCTGCAACGATTGGAGTTCTCCAAGCATTCTGATGGCCAGTGATGCTGTTATAAAATGTTCTACGGAAGTTGGCCAAGTTAGCTTGTGTTACGGTTCCCTTTAGATGAAGGACGCCGCGAGCAGCATAACCATGCGTGAAAAAGTTTGCATTGTAATTTTCAACGTTTAGGTGGTTCGTGATGTTGATAATTGCTAACTCTAATGGAGAGTAGCAATAACCCATGGAATCTGCAAAGTTCTGAGGGTTGAACAGCTTCCAGATACAATCCTCATCGCCGAAGTTAGCTAACGGCTTGTTGTCATAAGACACTTGAGTATACTTAGCATACTTATTCTCAACTTCATTAACAACTTGTTCTGCCTTAGGGTCATTGTTGCTCTTAGGCTTTGCAAGCTGATAGCTCCTCATAGCATTAGAATCAACTTGCTCTTTAGATAAGGCCTTGTTAATAAGATACATAGACTCTGCTGGAAGTGGACGAAATCTATGTAGTCCGCCAGCTCTAGTCTTTACCTTCTCAATAGCAACGTGTCCAAAGGTGAGTGCGTCTCTTGCGGTAACCTTTAAAAACTCACCAAAATTTCTCTTGTCATCATGCGGAGTACCTTCTTTTCTACCGCAGTTATAGATAAAGTCTTCAATAGCTGCAATCTCATTTTTTTCTTCATCTGTGTAGTGAGTCTCTCCGTCCTTCTTCAAGATACGAAAGCCCATTTCAAAGCGACGGTGCTCAGGTCTAGAGAACCTAAGTAGGGTGTCGCAGCGACATTGAATTATAGACGAAACAAGCCAGTCTCGTATAGAGACTTCTTTTAGCGTCTTATTGGATATGCGAGTAAGTTTAAACTTATAGTTGACTTGTGTACCGATTAAGTCAAAATAGGGATCGTCAACGAATGCCTTACGGCCAATCTGCTTGTTAGCGTCAAGAACTTCTTCTTTAACGTCCGGTAACAAGTCGCCATGAGCATTGGTGCCTGTTTCAGGAGATGAAAACGAAGAGATACCACCTGATGGGGTCTCTGGCGTTGAGC